CGAGATTTGCATTTCTGAGGATTCAAAGGGTTTTGTTGATACGGTGTATCGCAAGTTTAAGATGACGGCTCGGGCTATGGAGCAGCAGTTTGGGACTGAGTTGCCCACTGGCGTGCTGAATGACGTTAAGAACGAGCCGTACAAGGAGCATGATATTGTCCATGTGGTTTACCCGCGTGGTGAGGTTAAAGGCAGGGGCAGGGTTGCCAAGAATAAGCCGATTGCGTCGGTTTATTACCACAAAGCGACCAAGGCGCTGTTATCTGAGAGCGGGTTTGACGAGTTCCCGTTTATGGTGCCCCGGTTTGTGAAGGACAGTGTTTCGACGTATGGCCGATCGCCCGCGATGACGGCGCTGCCTGACGTCAAAATGCTGAACAAGATGTCAGAGACCACGATCCGCGCGGCTCAGAAACAAGTGGACCCGCCTTTGATGGCGCCGGATGATGGGTTCATGTTGCCGATCCGCACGACGCCTGGGTCTCTGAACTTCTACCGGGCTGGCACGCGCGATCGGATTGAGCCTTTGCAGATTGGCGCTAACAATCCGCTGGGTTTGAACATGGAAGAACAGCGCCGGATGGCTATTCGCCAGGCGTTTTATGTGGATCAGTTGCTGTTGGCGCAAGGTTCGGCAATGACGGCAACCGAAGTGTTGCAACGGAACGAAGAGAAGATGCGGTTGCTTGGTCCGGTTTTGGGCCGATTGCAATCGGAGCTGCTGCAGCCGCTGATCTCTCGTGCCTTTGCACTGCTCCTCAGGACGGGCCTTCTCCCCCCGGCTCCTGAGGAGCTACAAGGCCAAGACATTGATATTGAGTATGTGTCGCCACTGGCCAAGGCTCAGAGACTGACGGATCTGCAGTCGATGCTGCGCGGGTTTGAGGTGATGATGCAGGTGGCTGAGATTGCGCCTGTGATGGATTACCTGGACGCCGACAAGCTGGTGCAGTACCTGGTTGAGGTCACGGGCATCCCTGCGCGGGTTATCCGATCGGATGACGAGGTTGCTCGTATTCGCCGGCAGGCTCAGCAGGAGCAGCAACAGCAAGCGCAGATGCAGCAAGACATGATGGAGAGCGAGCAGGCCAAGAACGTGGCTCCGCTCGTTAAGGCTGTCGGTGGTATTCCTGGGGGTATGGCATGAAGCAGATTGAAGATCTAAAGCTGGCATATCGTCGGACGTTTAACACCGAAGACGGCCAAAAGGTATTGGCTGACCTTAAATTGCGGTTTGCGTTTGAGGCCAGCACGTTTGTTCCTGGCGATCCTCACTATTCCGCCTTCAAGGAGGGGCAGCGTGATGCTGTGCTTTTGGTCGTCAGGATGCTCTCCGAAGGTGGGATTAGGGAAAACAAATGAGCGAAGAGACAATCCAAGACGCTGGATCTCAAGAAGTCGCGACCGCAGCTCCGGCTGCACCTGTCGGGTTTTTTGACAGCCTGCCAGATGATTTGCGGGCTGAGCCGAGCCTGCGCAATTTTACCGACCCTGTTTCGCTGGCCAAGAGCTATGTCCATGCGCAGCGGATGATTGGCGCGGACAAGATCCCGCTGCCTGGCAAGTCTGCCACGGATGATGAGTGGCGCCAGGTTTACAAGCGGTTGGGCGCTCCGGACAATCCAAAGGGCTACGAGTTAAAGATCGGCTCTGATGTCATGCGTGATACTGAGCTTGAGGCGTTTCGTGCTGCGGCCTTTGAGGCCGGGCTAAACGGAAGGCAGGCCAGCCGGATTGCTGATTTCTTGGAAGGCACTGTGACGCAATCGCGTGCATCTATGGAAGAGAGCCTAGAGTCATCTCGGCTTGAGGGAGAGCAGGAGTTGCGCCGCGAGTGGGGCCAGGCGTTTGAGCAACAGGTTCAGCTTGCGCACAAAGCGGCTGTGACATTCTTGGGAAACACCGAGCTGCTTGATACGGTGGAGCTTGCCGATGGCCGGCTTCTGGGCGATCACCCGGCGATCGTGAGGATGTTTGCAAGCCTTGCGCGCGAGATTGGCGAGGACAAATTGTTGGGCGAAGCAAGTGAGCTTGTGATGACCCCGACAGAAGCTCAGAGCAAAATCTCTGAGATCACTAGACAAGGCACCCCATATTGGGATAAATTCCACCCTGAGCATAGTGCGTATGTCGATGAGGCTCTTCGCCTCAGAGGTTATATGTGATGCAGCGGACAATCTTCGGACCCGCGCGCCAAGCTTGTGAGACAGGCGGATTAACTGCCCAAGCAGTCAGCCCGACCCCGCATGGGACAATCGAGCGTAGCACCCTGAAACCTTTGTTGGAGTGAAGACAAATGTCTACTCAAATCACTACGGCATTCGTCAATCAGTTTTCCTCGAACGTCCAGATGCTCTCGCAGCAGATGGGTTCGCTGCTGCGCAATGCGGTAGACGTGGAAACTGTGAACGGCGAAAAAGCCTTCTTCGATCAGGTCGGTAGCGCTGCTGCTGTCCTGCGCACCTCGCGTCATGCAGACACCCCACTGATTGATACGCCGCATTCGCGTCGTATGGTCACCATGTCGGACTTCGAATATGCCGACCTGATTGACGATCAGGACAAGGTTCGCCTGCTTGTCGATCCGACATCGACCTACTCGCGTGCTGCTGCTGCAGCTATGGGTCGTGCGATGGACGATGTGATCATCTCGGCTGCCCTTGGCACCGCGTTGACCGGCAAAGACGGCGGCACCTCAACCTCCTTTGCCACTGCAACCAACCAGATCGCTGCTGGCGCTACTGGCTTGACGCTGGCAAAACTGATCCAGGCCAAGGAGATCCTTGACGCTGGTGACGTTGATCCGTCGATCCCGCGTTACATCGCGGTCGCGCCGAAGCAGATCTCAAACCTGCTAAACACCACCACGGTTACCTCGTCGGACTTCAACACCGTCAAGGCTCTGGCGATGGGCGAAATCAACAGCTTTGTTGGCTTCAACTTTATCGTCACCAACCGCCTAGGTGTTGATGGTTCGTCTGCTCGCCGTGTCATCGCTTTTGCGATGGACGGCATCAAGCTGGCTGTTGGCCGTGAGCCGACCGCACGTATTGATGAGCGTGCCGACAAGTCGTATGCGACCCAAATCTACTATGCGATGACGCTTGGCGCCACCCGTATGGAAGAGAAAAAGGTCGTTGAAATCCTTTGCACTGAATAAGGAGAAAAGCAATGGCTACTGTTTATTCTGCGCAACGCACGAACACTCGTGCAAACCCGACCGTTAAGAACAAGGCCAACGAGCTTGCTGGCCGTGTTCGCATTGCGCACGGGACTTATGAGGCTTCTTCGCTGGCTTCGGGCGATGTGATTGAGATGTTTGTCCTGCCGGACCACGCTCGGATCATCCAAGGTTTCTTGGCGAATGACGCTCTCGGCGCTTCGACCACCCTGTCGGTTGGTCATGGCGCTTACAACAACTCCGCTGGCACCGTTGTGGCTGCGTCGGCTGCCGCCTATCTGGCAGCAACCTCTACCTCGTCGGCTGCACGGACTGCGTCCTTTGCAACCTTGGCTTTGGGTTCTGGCACTGAGGTTGATGCCAACGCGAACGGCATTCCGATCACGGTGACGCTTGGCGGCGCTTCCGCCACTGGCACCATTGAGTTGACCCTCCTTTACGCTCTCGACTAAAAAATTAAGGGGGCGGGCAACTGCCCCCTTAGCCACCATAAGGGGCGATGCGATGACAAGCACAGTTGATATTGCGAACTACGCGCTCAACATGATCGGTGGTTCAAACATCTCTAGCCTTGATGAAAACAGCAAGGCAGGGCGCTTGGTCAACCAGCGCTATGAATCTGCCCGCGATGCTGTCTTTCGCTCACATCCTTGGAATTGTCTGATCCGCCGCGCTGAACTGGCTCAGGAGACGCAAGTTCCTGCGTTTGGGTATTCCAACCAGTACGCGCTGCCAACCGATCCGTACTGCCTGCGGGTTCTTGAGTTTAGCAATGGCTCTCTGTCCTACCCGCAAGATAACATGTTCTCCAATCGCGGAGGACCGGTGTTTGTCATTGAGGGTCGTAAGCTTCTTACGGACGAAGGTACGGCTCGGATCAAATATGTTGCGCGGGTGACTGACCCGCAGGAATACGATGCCAGTTTGGTTGAGGCGCTGGCTGCGCGTCTGGCTATGGAGATCGCATATGCTGTCACTGGATCTACCACGGTTGTGCAGCTTGTGACCGCGATTTATGATGAGAAGTTGCGCGAGGCCCGCTTTGTTGACGCGACCGAAGGTGCGCCGCAAAAGCTTGAGGCAAGTGACTTTATCGAATCGAGGTTCTGATGGCTCGTTCAGCACCGGCCCTAAGTTCATTCACTGCGGGCGAGATCTCGCCACGGCTTGAGGGCCAGATCACTCTTGAGAAATACCGCCAGGGCTTGTCAGAGCTGACGAACATGGTGGTCATGCCGCATGGTGGCGTGACCCGCCGGCCAGGCACTGAGTTCCTTGGAGAGGTCAAGAACAGCGCAGCCAAGGCTCGCCTGATCCCGTTTCAGTTTAAGACCAGCGACACCTACATCTTGGAGTTTGGTCCGCAAACCATGCGGGTTTACCGCAATGGGCTGCAGGTTCTGACCGGCTCGGCCAAGACGATCACTGCTGTGACGAAGGCCAACCCTGGCGTGATTACTTCCAACTCGCACGGCTTCAGCAATGGCGATGAAATCTACATTACTGGCGTTGGTGGCATGACGCAGTTGAATGACCGCAATTACATTGTGGCTAATGCGACAACTAACACCTTTACGCTGACCGATCTGTTCGGCGCAGCGATCAACACGACATCGTTCACCACGTTTACCTCTGGCGGAACGGCTGACAAAATTTACCAGATTTCGACCCCGTATGTTGAGGCCGATCTTTTCGAACTGCGGTATGCGCAATCGGCTGACACGATGTACATCGTGCATCCTAGCTATGACATCCGCGTGCTGTCGCGCACTGGATCTGCGGCATGGACGCTATCCACTGCGACGATTATTGGTTCACCTACTCCTGCACTTAGTGGCTCAGACAACCGCCCTAGTGTGGTGACCTTTTTTGAACAGCGCCTGGTGTTCGGAAACACCAACAACAACCCGCAGACGCTGTGGTTCTCAAAGAATAGCAACTACCTAAACTTCACGGTTGGCACGGCTGCTGATGACGCGCTGATCTACACAATCGCCTCTAACCAGGTAAACGCGATCCGCTATCTATCGGCCACCAGGGTTTTGACCCTTGGCACCTCTGGCGGGGAATATGTCGTGACGGCCACCAGTGATGGGCCTGTGACGCCGACCACGACACTGATTCGTAAATACTCAAACTACGGCACGGCACCGATTGAGCCTGTGCAGGTTGCCGACGTGACGCTATTTCTGCAGCGCGGCAGCCGCAAGATCAGAGAATTCAAATACGTCGGTGACGTTAACGCGGATGCCTATCAGGCGCCCGACATGTCGATCTTGGCCGAGCATATCACTGGGGCTGGCATCACGCAGTTTGCCTACCAGCAAGAGCCTGACAGCATCATTTGGATGGTGCGGAGTGACGGCACGCTCGTCGGTATGACATACCGCCGTGAGGAGGAGGTGGTCGCGTTTCACAAGCATGTGATCGGCGGCACCTTCAACGGTGGCCAAGCGGTTGTTGAAAGCGTGGCCACGCTGCCGACCGACACTGGTGAAGATGAGCTGTACATGGTCGTCAAGCGCACGATCAATGGTGTGACCAAGCGTTACATTGAGCTGATGAAGCCTTTCAGCTTTGGCGGCGTGACCACCGGCGCTTTCTTTGTGGACAGTGGCTTAGCCTACAGTGGCAGCGCCGTGACCACCTTGTCTGGCCTGCACCACCTGCAGGGCGAAACAGTGTCAATCCTGGCCAACGGCGCAAGCCACCAGGACAAAACAGTGGCTAATGGCGCTGTGAGCATGAATGTTTCCACCACGGTTGCCGCTATTGGCTATGGCTACACCAGCGTGATGGAGACCTTGCGCTTAGAGGCCGGATCTTCTGACGGCACAAGCCAAGGTAAGCCTAAACGCATCCACGCCATTACGGTCCGACTGCATGAGACGGTCGGCGCTGAGATCGGCAGCGGCTTGGACAAGCTTAATCGAATTTACTTCCGTGACAGCTCCATGCCAATGGACCAGGCTGTGCCGTTGTTCACTGGCGACAAAGATGTTGAGTTCGAGGGCGGCTTTGACGATGACGATCGCATCTATGCACGGCAAACTCAGCCGCTCCCACTAACGGTTCTTGCGCTATTCCCGCGCCTGAACACTTTCGACAAATGAGGTGAGTGATGTCTTTGTTCGGGGTAATCTCTCTAGGGGCATCGCTTTTGAGCGGCGCATCGCAGAAGCGTGCCTCTGATCGTGCCGCCGCTGAAGCAAAAAAAATTGGTGAGTTCAACGCTAAAATCATTGAGCGCGACATCGATTTGCTTGAACGCCAGCGCCAGATCTTTAATGCAAACTTCGTAACCCAAACTGAGCGCAGCAGGAGAGCATTTGAGCGGGATACGCAGGGCTCCGTGCGCGCCGGCTTCGGCTCTGCCGGCATTGACATCTCGCAGGGCTCTCCGATGCAAATACTTCGTGAGAATGCTCGCGAATTCCAGTATGAACAGGATGTGGCCGAGTTCAATAGCAAGATCGTTAATATGCAGATTACCGATCAGCAGGAAAATGCGCGGCTTAATGCGAAGATGTCTCGCATGGAAGGCGGTGCGCAGGCTGCAGCCCTACGCGCACAGGGGACTGCCAGCTTGATCAGTTCCATTGGTCAGGCCGCCCAGATTGGCTATGAATACAAGTTTTTTGGGGGCTAATCCATGCGCATTCCAGTCTTCCGTTCTGAGGCTCAAGCTACTAGCGAGGCGCCAGGGTCACGCATTACGGCGCGAATGAACGCAGCGCCTTTTATCCAAGCTGCTTTGAGCAAAGGCGCTGTTTTAACTGAGGCCGCTGATCAGGTTGGTGAGTATGCGCTGATGCGTGCCAAGGCTGATGCTGAAGTCCAGTACAGCGAGGCTATGCTTGCAGCCGACGAAGAGATGCGCGTTCTTGCGGAAGACTTCAGCAAGACCGGTCGGCTTGAAGATGTCATTAATGAAAATGGTGCATGGCGCACCAGAACCAAAGACATCCGCGATCGCCTGGCTGACAATCTGTCCAGCCGATCGATGACAGATTCATTTAACTCACGATTTAGTCAGCAAGAATTGACGCTGCGTTTTCAACTGCGCGACTCAATTCAGGCGCGGATAGAGCGCCAAATTGCCGAGGCTCGTGCGCAAAGAATAAAGAGCGCTGAAGACAGCATTGCCAATGGAACAGACATTGGCATGTTGAACATGGTGTTGACCGGCGTAGGAGTTGACACAAATCGGCTTGAGCAATTCGGCCTTGGCAACCCAGAAGCCCTCAAGGCTCAAGAGTATAGCCTACTTAAAGACGGCACGAGTCGCGCCGCGATCAAATATCTTGAAGGGCAGGATCTGTCGATCGCTGCAGCGAGCCGGCTTCACGAGGCTTTGAAGACAGACGACCCGTCAAAGATCCCTGACGCTCGTGGCCTCTATGTTTACAGCCTGATGCAGAAACTAGACCCGGTTGATCGGGTGTCTATTCTGAAGACTGTCAACGGCCTTTCTGAATATGTAAACGGCCCGACCCTAGAACAAGAGCAGTTTCAGCTTCGTACACAGGGTGCGTTCAAAGAAACCAAACAATCAATCTCCTCGGCTGTCTCTACCCTTAAAAGTGGTGGGACTATTCCAGATGCTGAATGGGCGCAAGTCGGCTCTGTCATCAGTTCCGCTAGGGATGCGGGAATAGATCCTGGCTTGGTGGCTGCAGTCGAAACGCAGTACCAGGACGCCTCGTTCCTTCGCGACCTGTCCAACGAAGTGAAAATTGCTACGCCGCTTCAGGTACAGAATATCCTGACCGATCTGGAAAGCGGCACGACATTTGGCGCGGCAGGTCTTGATACAAACCGCGAGCAAATCGCAACTGATTTCTTGAGATCCTTCAAGGACAATATGCAAAAGGCGATCACTCAGGATGGAGGCCTGTCATGGGGCAACCAAAATGGTCAGGTCAGATTGCAGCCGATTGACACCTCGTTTGCTCAGCCTATGCCAGAGTTGGCCCAGGCACGGATTAATGATGCAATGAAGGTTCGCGATCTATACCGCCCAACGCCGATCGGAATCCCATCTGCAACACCTGTTTTCTTGCTGCAGGCTGAGCGTGATCAGATCGCAGCAAACTTTGATGCAGCCCCCCCGCTGCAAAAGCTTCAGATGATCTCAAACATCAATCAGAGCTTTGGTGGATATGCTCCTTCTGTCATTGCTGAGATCGCGCCAAAGGTTCCGGCGATGGGGCATGTTGCCGGTCTTTTGAGCGACGGCCAGGGGGCTACGGCTGAGAGGGTTGTCACAGGCCTTACGTTGATTGCGGCTGGCAACAAGCCAGATGGCGCAACTCCGCAGATGACTGAGCCTTTTGTGCGCGAAATCGTTTCGTCGTCTCTGTCGTTTTTGCCTGCAAGTGTAAACGCGCAGCTCACCAACGCATTGAATGAATCGGCTATGGCGTACTACACAGGAGAAGCCAGCCGGCGCGGTGTAGTCGATTTTGATCCTGGCCTCTGGCAGGAATCGGTCCTGGCTGTGACGGGCTACGACAACGCAACTGGACGCGGTGGCATTCAAGAGGTTCGCGGCATTCAAACCATGTTGCCGCCGACGATGACTGCAGATGACGCGGAAAACCTACTGCCTAGGCTTGACCCCAAAGGAGCCTTGCTTACTGTCCCTTGGAACAAAGACTTGCTCATCGACACAGATACATCTGAAATGCTTGCAGAGGCATCTGATGATGATGAGTACAAGGCAATGGTCTTTGGCAGAGACGAGCAAGGGCGTCAGGTTTACGCTCTCACCTACGGCCAGTATGGCGATAATTCGTTTGCTGTTATGATTGACGGAAGAGGCGATACGATCACGTTCACCTTCGAAGATCTGATGGAGCTTGAATAATGGGGATCATTCCGTCCCAGCCAGATCCACTAGCAATTGGTTCGTTCCCAACCAGGGGCAAGCCGATCGGTGAGCTGTCTGAAAATCTGTCTATGGCTTTCAAGTCTGGTGTTGCAACTGGGCGCCAGGGCTTGATCTCGGGCCTTCGCAGCTCATTAGATCCAGTGGTTGAGCAAATCCGATCGGCAACGGGTGAAGACTTCTACAACCCTGCGATCTATATGGACACCGGCGTATTATCTGCGCCTCATAGTTCCGATACGCGAGAAGATAGATATAAATTTGAGCTTAGAAAAATTCAGAAATACGTTTCTGACAACAATGACAAGTTTGATGCAGATTTTGTGACGCGCGTCACCGATCCGAATTTTGACTTTAATTTGCGGAAAGATGTCATTAAAGACGCGATAAGCACGATGGGGGAGGCCGATGAGCTTTTCGGTCGGTCTCCTGGAGCCGGCAACTACATGGCGCAGTTTGTCGGTGGAGCTGGGGCTGCGATTGTAGATCCCGTCAATCTCGAACTTATGCTCCTTAGCGGCGCTGCCAAAAACCTGTGGAGCCTTGCGATGCAAGAGGCTTTGATCGGGGCAGCCATCGAAAGCATCCAGCAGCCTGAGATTGCTGAATGGTACGCAACTTTGGGCCTTGAATACACGTCTGAAGACTTTTTCACCAATGTTGGCCTTGCAGCGGTTGGCGGCGCGGCAATCCCGGTTGCTATCGCCGGCGCTAATCGTGGGGTATCCTTCACGATTAACCAGGCAAAATCTGGCATTGCAGCCTTGCTCAAGTCTGGTGTCAAGCTGTCGCCGGAAGCTGAGACGCTATTGCTCAAAGCGCAAAACGCGGAAGATCTTGCAGAAGCAAATCCGCTGACCCCTTCGGCAAAAGGTCAAGCCGAGCATAAGGCACGCGTGTCTGATGCAATTGCCGCTGTCGAGGCCAATCAGCCGCCAGCGATCTCGAACCAGCCTCAGACGCCACCAGCACCAGCCAAATCGATTGACGCATACGACAACCTTGATGGCGTCATCTTCAAGTTTGACCCAGACGAGATCGAAGTCGATGCTGAGACGTTTCAGTTTAAGGCTGGCGGCGATGCTTTCGGCGTGACCGAACGTCTGCAGGGCGTCACCACCTGGGATCCAATCAAAGCTGGAAACGTCACCATCTACGAATACGCTGATGGTAGTAAGTTTATCGCAGACGGCCACCAGCGCGTCGGTCTGGCAAAGCGCATCAAGGCTTCTGACCCAAGTCAAAATGTCGTAATGTACGGCATGAAACTGAGAGAGGTTGATGGCGTCAGCCCTCAAGAGGCAATGGTGATTGCCGCACTCAAGAACATCTCTGAAGGAACCGGAACGGCGATCGATGCTGCCAAGGTCTTGCGCACAACGCCTGGTCGCGTCACCGAGCTGCCGCCGCGCTCGCCGTTTGTACGGCAGGCCCGTGAGCTGACCAACCTAAGCGATGAGGCTTGGGGCATGGTGCGCAATGAGGTCGTCCCGTCGAACTATGCCGCCATTGTTGGAAGGCTGGCATCAAGCGACCCTGACATGCAGACAGCAGCGATGGGTGTTCTGGCGAAAGCAGATCCTGCCAATGAGTTTCAGGCCGAGGCGATCGTGCGCCAGGTCATGGCGACACCGATCTCTCGTGAGATGCAGGAAAACTTGTTTGGCGAAGAGATGGTGGTTGAAAGCCTATTTGCAGAGCGGGCTAAGATCCTAGATCGCGCACAGAAGCAACTCCGCAAAGATCTTTCTACGTTCAAAAACCTAGTAGAGAACCAGTCTCGGATCGAAGGCGAGGGCAACCAGCTTGCCACCGAGTCAAACCAGAAAAGGATTAATGAAGATGGCACCGCAATCGCCTTCCTCCAAAGCCAAGCCAACCGAAAAGGTGCAATCGCAGATGCGCTCAACGCCGCCGCTCGAAGCGCAAAATCCACTGGGAATATCGCCTCGGCTACTCGAAATTTCGTCGAATCTGTCAGACGAGCAATTGACTCGGGCGACTATGACAGCGCAGCGATTAGCGATGCAGGAAGCAATATCAATGCTGCAGCGCCGGAACGCTCAGTACGAAATAGCATTGAGCAAGAACAGCTAGACTCTTTTGACGATCCAGGTGGATCTGGTGCTGAAGACCAGGCGCGTATCTTCGAGCAGGATTTCTTCCAAGAGATGCAGGCGCTCTTGCCGCCTCAGTTCGATGTTGCCGCCACTATCAGCTCTATGGTGGCTGGGGTCGATCGTGTCCTCATCAGCGGCCCGTCTCTCAGCAAAATCCAGCTTGATGAGTTGGCATCTAATTTGAAGGCCGCACAGCCATACGACAATCTCGACGCCGTTATGTCTGCGGCTGAACGCAATCATGCCGAATTGAATGATGCGGCCCAAGCTGCCGCACGTTTGCTTGATCTTGAGTTCGAGCCTGCGCCAATCAAAACGGCGGATCGCGCACTGGAAAAGGTGCGGGACAAGTACGCCGGCAACTATCGCAAGATTGCCGATGTCGCCCGTACCGGCATCACAGCCCGCACGTTTGATGAAGCTGAAAACTTTGTTGCAGCTCTAGCGGCCAGGTTTCACCTAGTTGATGAGGGATGGTCGGTCACGCCTGTTGGCTACTTTGATCGCAAGGTCATGGTGCGATTTGATGACGGGCAGCTTGGCGAAATCCAGATATGGCCGCCTGGCATGTTGGATGCCAAAGAAAACAAGGGCGGTCACAAGCTGTACCAAATTTCACGCGATCCGCTGCAGTCGGTCGAAGATCGCTTGGCTTCTGAGGCCAAAATGGTTGAGCTGTATGGCAACGTGCAAGCTACGCTTGACCCGTCGTTTGCTCAGAAGATTGGGGTCGGTGCGCCGCGTGATGCTAAGGCATCTGCAGCCTCTGTGGCTGAAAGCTCTACAGCTCTTTCGTCAGCCAATATCTCAAGGGCCATTGCTCTGGAAGGATCGCTCGGCAGCCAATCTGACCCGACGAGCAACTTGGCAAGGCCATTGTCTGAGACGGCTCCGATCTCGGAAACGTCAAACCTGAACAGTCGCATGGGGAATACCTCCAACCAAGATATAGGCAGAGAGACGGTCGGCGTCAAGTCATCAGTTGCGGAAGAAGATATTGACATCCCGACAGTTGGTGAGTCTTTGCTGGACATGGAGTTTCCTACTGCTGAGAGGATCGACCCAGACACCGGCGAGATTGTCAGTGAAACGATTACTCCTCGCATGTTGCTAGATGAGCTGAACGCTGACAATATGATGATCGATAGATTGAGTAGGTGTCCAATATGAGCTTTAGAAACTGCATAGACGATGCCGAGCTTTCGGGCGAGATTACGCCAGAGCAAGCAACAACGGCGCGAGATCTTTTTGACGAGCTGGACGCCGAATACCAGGGCAAGATGAACAAAGCTTCGGCGCAAGCCAAAGCCGGTCAGGATACGTTTGACACGCTGCGCAGACAGGCTATCCGCCGCAAGCGCAATAAGGTTGCGCAATTGCGGTCCTGGCAACAAATCACCAAAAACATAAACGGCTATACCGATCGGTTTGGCCGTAAAGATCCATTCAGTGGCGCTCTTGCAATTTTTGAGCAAGACACCTTGTCCACATTCTCAAGCGTTACTCAGCGCATTGAGGAAGTTAAGAGCGAAGCTTTCTCAGGCATGTCGTCGTTCTTGGCAGAATTCCGCCGCAACCTAATTGGTGAGGTGCGCCAGAAGGCAAAGCTCAAGAATGTTGCGCGTGAGATCTTTGGCGAATCGACAGGCGATACTTCTGCTAGTGAGCTTGCCCAGGCTTGGAACAAAACGGCAGAAATAATGAGGAAGCGCTTCAACATGGCTGGCGGCGCCATTCCCAAGCGCAGCGACTGGGGCTTGCCGCAAGTCCACGATCAGCTTGCAGTAATGAAGGCAGGCTACACGCAATGGCGCGATTACATCGCTCCTAGGCTAAACGCCAACAAGATGGTTGACGAAACCACTGGGCTTCCGTTTTCACCACAAAAGCTAGAACTTGCCCTGCGTGATGTATATGAAAGCATCAGCACGGATGGCATGAACAAACTGAAACCTGGCGGTCAGTCGTCTGGAAAATCGGTCGCCAACCGTCGCCAGGATCATCGCTTCTTGGTATTCAAGGACGCAAACACTTGGCTGCAATACCAAGATAAATTTGGCAACTCCAATGTCTTTGACACGATGATTGCTCACATCGACATGATGGCGCGCGATATCGGCATGATGGAAATCATGGGGCCCAACCCTAAAGCAACTGCAACATTCATTAAGCAGACGCTGGCCAAGAAAGCCGGCGGTGATCCGGCAATGGCCAATCGTGCGCGCGGCACATCGAAGACGATTGATGAGCTGTACATGGCAATCACCGGCAACGTGAACGCACCGATCAACTCGTTCTTTGCGGCCACGTTCGCAGGAACCCGCCAAGTTTTGCAGTCTGCGCAGCTTGGATCTGCGGCGATCTCTGCAATCACCGACATCAACTTTCAGCGCATGGCGCGAAACTTTGCCGGCCTGCCGCAAACCAGGATGCTCGGGCAGTACCTCAAATTTCTAAACCCGTTGGATGCAAAAGAGAAAGGCGAGCTGGCAATCCGCCTTGGCCTGATCGCTGAAGGCTGGACCAGCATTGCATCTGCGCAGATGCGCTATGTTGGCGACATCTCCGGCCCCGAGGTGACGCGCCGGGTGGCCGACTTCGTGATGCGTGCATCTTTGCTTTCGCCAATGACGCAAGCAGGGCGCTGGTCTTTCGGCATGGAGTTTATGGGAACGCTTGCCGACAGCGTGGGCAAAAAGTTTGATGATCTTCCGCCAATGCTCAAAAAGACATTGGAGCGTTATGACATCGGATCTGATCGGTGGGACATGATCCGCGCAACTGATCTTTACGACGAGCAAGGCGCCAAGTTCCTGCGCCCGCTTGATGTGAAATCTCGCACAGATCTAACGCCACAGATGGCCAACCAGCTCGGCATTCGTCTGATGGAGATGATCAACACAGAAACCAACTTTGCTGTTCCGTCTACGTCTGTTCGTGGCCGGGTTGCTTTGACTGGCGACACCAGGCCAGGCACGATTGCCGGCGAGCTGACAAGATCTTTTGCAATGTACAAAGGATTCGGGATTACCCTGCTGAACACGCACCTGATGCGCGGGATGAACCAAGCCGGCGTTAAGGGAAAGGGCGTGTACTTCGCGGATCTGTTGATCTCTGCTACGATCATGGGCGCCCTAGCAATGCAGCTGAAAGAGATGTCAAAGGGGCGTGACCCCCGGCCTATGGATTCACCTGAGTTTTGGGGCGCTGCATTCTTGCAGGGTGGTGGCCTAGGGATCTACGGCGATTTCTTGTTCTCGGACGTAAACAGATTTGGCGGCGGTCTGGCTCAAACGATCGCTGGCCCAGTTGTCGGTTTTGCAAACGACGTGCGCAATTTGACCCTAGGCAACTTGATGGAGGTTGCATCTGGCAAGGACACCAACGCAGCATCTGAGATGGTAAAGTTCGTCCAGCGCTACACTCCTGGCGCATCTCTGTGGTACATGCGTCTTGGGCTTGAGCGTATGCTGTTCGATCGGCTTCAGCTGTATGCAGATCCGAAAGCTTCGCAAAAGTTCCGGTCGGTGCAGAACAAATACAAGAGAGAATATGATCAGGATTATTGGTGGGCGCCAGGAAAATCAACGCCGTCTCGCGCTCCAAATATCAGCTCCGCCTTACCAGGTGGATGACTAGCCTAATAAACCATGCTAATATGCCGCCAAATAGGAGTGTGCGATGACCGTTAGTAGCAGCACCAGCAGAGTACAGTTTAACGGCAATGGCTCAACCACTGTCTTTGCTTACTCGTTTAAGATCTTTGACCAAGATGATCTGACCGTCATCGTGCGCTCGGCCACTGGCGTTGAGACAGTCAAGACGATCACCACCCACTACACTGTGAGTGGTGTCGGCAACGCAGGCGGCGGCAACGTCACCATGCTGACGGCGCCGGCATCTGGTGAGACGCTGACCATTCTGCGTGAGCAGGATCTGGTGCAGGAGCTAGATCTGGTTGAGAACGATCCGTTTCCGGCTCAGTCGTTGGAGGACGCCCTGGACAAGCTGACGTTCATTGTCCAGCAGCATGACGAAGAGCTAGGCCGATCAATCAAGGCTTCGCGCACAAACACAATCAGCTCGACCGAATTTACTGTGTTGGCGGCTGACCGCGCTAACAAGGTGTTCGCCTTCAACAGCGCCGGCGAGTTGTCAATTGCCCAAGAGCTCGGCACCTATCGCAACAACTGGGCAACCAGCGCGGCCTTTGCTGAGCGCGACATTGTAAAGGACACGTCAAACAACAACATCTACATCTGCGTGACGGCTCACACCTCCACTGGATCTCAGCCGATCAGCAGCAACGCTGATGTGGCCAAATGGGCGTTGATTGTTGACGCGGCTGCGGCGGCCACGTCAGCATCTAATGCTGCATCATCTGCGTCTGCGGCGGCAACCTCGGCTACAAATGCTTCTAACTCTGCCACGGCTGCGGCTGGCTCGGCCAGCTCGGCTTCCTCGTCGGCCTCGACCGCTACGACCCAGGCCAGCAATGCCTCATCGTCTGCATCGGCGGCGTCTACGTCGGCAACCAACGCGGCCAGCTCTGCCACGGCTGCGGCTGCATCGGCTGCATCTGCTGAAAACCGGGTTGCAAAAACTTCTAACACTGGATCTGCCGTCATTCCGACCGGCACGCAGGCTCAGCGCGATGGTAGCCCGTCTGCGGGCTTCTTCCGCTTTAACAGCGATGTCACCAAATTTGAGGGCTACAACGGATCGGCGTGGGGTTCTGTTGGCGGCGGCGCTACCGGCGGCGGTGCAGATGAGATTTTTGTTCAGAATGGTCAGGTTGTCACGACCAACTACACAATCCCAGCGGACAAAAACGCTATGTCCACTGGGCCAATTACAATCAACGCTGGCGTGACCGTGACGGTCAGCACTGGCGCAAGATATGTGGTGATATAAAATGCCGATTACACTCAACGGAACAACTGGAATTGCTGGAGTAGATGGCAGTGCTGCCACCCCTGCGGTTCAGGGTGCGGATAGCAACACGGGTATGTTCTTCCCCGCTGCTGATACTGTGGCTGTGACCACGGGTGGCTCTGAGAGGCTTCGGGTTGATAGCAGCGGTAATTTTTACGTAGGCACTACCTCGCAATCTGGCGGATCAAACATCACGCTTAGTCAACCTGCAAA